GTTTAAAGTAAACTGTATCCCGCTGGCTGGCATAGAAACGCTCACACGGGCCTCGGCGGTCCCAAGTGCCGCGCTACTTTGAACGTTAGTGAGCGGATAGGCATTTACTGCCAAACTGCCCGCTTCGCCGGTAGCCGACGTTCCTGTAATAGGCAACGGCCCCAGGGCGTTACCCACCGCTCCAGTGGATGAAACACCAGACAAAGCGGGGCCAAGGGCAATATCTGGCTCACCGCTTGCCGTCCCGACATAGGTGGTTGCCACCAGGTAATTGGGGGTCATGACTGCGTCAAACAGTCTTGACCCGCCTACAGGGTTCCAACCCCACTGGATATCCCGGGATCCTCCGGTGGGGACGCCGTCATTGTTCTGACCGGCGGAGATATATGTGTTGTCTTTACGAGGATTACGCAGAGCCTGCGGGTCTTCGACAGGGAACGTCCCCAGCATCAACTGCGGCTGGTCAGGGTCCCAACACTGCGGACACACCAACAGCTCATATTTGCGCTGCTTGATGATCTCCGTCTTGAGGTTCTTCAGTTTATATTGCTGCCCGCAGCGGTCGCACATGGCAATCGCACGGACACCATTTGCAAACCGATTAGGCATTTACGCAGTGCTCCCAATGAACATGGGGCGAGGAACGAATCTGTCAGCCGCCTTCTCCCGGTCTTCACCAGCAGCAAGAGCAAACTGCTCATCATAGGAAGCCTTCAGCATCTCCACCCGGGGAGCCAGCTCAGGAACCTTCATGGCAATGTGATAGGCCAATCCCGCAGCCATGGCAGGGTAGAAGCGGAAGTTAACATCCTGGGTCTCCACACCAGATCCGGCATCGTCAATACGACGCAGTCTCCAATAGCGGAAGATGTAGTATGGGTTTTGTGAGGTACCCTGATCCGGGATAGGCCATACCGTGATCTTAGGGTTATCCCGTAGACGCTGCACCCAAACCTGGATAGGACGAGCCTGGGACAGCTTATTTGGGATGGTGGCATAGGTAGAAACACTAATACGGGTGATCGTTAGATCAGCCTGCGTAGATACTTCACCTTGGCCGGTGCGGATCACATGCTCTAACAGATCGATGGTATCTGCCGGGAGATCATAGGTGGACTGTCCCTGGACGAGGTTTACATACCCCTCATCGATGGTCCACATGTTGATGCCACGGTTCTGCCATTCGATGGTCATCAGGTTCATGGAGCGTCGGGCGGTACGTAGGTCGTAGCCCGAACGCATCTCACGACCGGCACGCTCCCACGCCTCTTCCGCAAGCTCAGTGAACTCCAGATTGAAATCGGTTGTGCCGGTTACTGCCATGTCTTACCCCTTGGCCGCATTCATGTTATCGATCAGGTTGGGATAAGGCCGTCCAGCAGCCTTAGCCCTGGCTTTGGCCTTGGCCTTCTTCTTTGAAGAAAGGCTCTTAGGAGCGCCCAGGCTTTCAGGCCGTGGCTTGCTCCATACCTCACCGCCCTTTGCATACTGCGTGAAGTCGGTATCATCCCGGCGGGCTTTGCGCTTACCGGACGGCATTTTGCTGGGGGCAATGGCCCCCATTCCACGGCTTGCCATCATGTCACTTCCCCTTGGTGTAGCCGCCGCCGCACATGATCATCGTGCCACGGGTCTTGCCACGCTGGGCAATGCCATCTGCGCGTTTGGAGGCTGAGCTAATAGAGCCACCAGAAGCCTTTTTTACGGGCTTTTTGGGGCGAGAAGAACCCATGTCAGGCTCCTGGGGGACGGGAATACCAGAGTCTTCCGTCCAAACGGAATCACCCTTGGTCTTCTTCTTTTCCAATTCTTCGTCGTACATAGCGACTCCTTAGATCAGCACTTGCCGCCGCGCTTCATGCCTTTGGTAGAGCCAGCCATCTTGACGACTTTGCCCTTGGTTTTCCCTTGCTGAGCAATACCGTCGCGGCTGGGGGCAGCCGTCTTCACTTTGCCCATGGGAGTCGTTGCGACTTTCTTTTCTGTAGCCATAGTTACACCACCTTTTGAGAATTTGCGGCCTTTGTCCGCCTTGCTGAACTCTTGCCCCACGGACTGTGGGACGCCTGCTTTCTTCGCAAATGCCGGACTATGGGCCACGGCTTCCATGAAGTTATGTTGTTTCTTGCTAACCGAGGGCACTTTTCTGCTCCCTAATAAAAGCATCAATCTTGTTTTCCAGACGGTCGATCCGGTCCAGAACTCGGTTGATGTCGTGATGAACATCCACCTTCGTTACATATTCCTTGGCTACTTCTTCCCTTGTCCGGTTCAGGAGGATCTGAAGGCGGGAGATCTCTTCCGATTTCTCCTTCAGATTCCAACCTAGCAACCCGAGCAATGTAGTCAGCAAGGCGTTCCACAGCATCATTTCCATGTCAGCAGTTCCATGCCTTCAGGCTTTTATTGATCCGTGAGTTCGGGTCTTTTGCCGTCTTCGCGGAGGTTAGCTTCTTCTTCATCCCCTCCATACGGGCGCAGAAAGAGTCGCGGCGTTTGCCGCCTTCCGGCTGGGGAGGTTTCAAGTTCATGCCCTGTTTTTTGGCAGAGGCGCGACCCTTGGCGTTCAGGCCACCACTCGGATTCTTGCCTTCTTTGCGTTGCCATGCTGGTGACTTAGCCATAAGCGACCTTCAGTTGGGGAGTGCAGAACTCTTCAATGAGCGGCTTCAAGGCTTCTTCCTCAAAGTTCCGCTCAAACTCTTCAGTGCCTACATGCGCCAAACTGATAGTCGGGTCCAGAAAAATAGTGAATCCTTCAGCAGTCGCACGGTCACAGAATAGGTAGTCTTCTCCGTAATACTTGCCGTTGTAAACACCAAAGTCAAAGATGGCGTGCTCATCACGATTCTTCGTATCGTTGATGTAACGCCACTCTGGATGGTTCTTAACCATGGTCTCTAAGACATGGCGCTGAATCATCATGAACCCTGTACCAATTCTGCGGATCTGGAGCATCCCGTTGTCGTCAAACACCAATTCGTTGGTATCTTCGTCCAAGTGGATGTCCATAAAGAACTTGCGATCTGCACCACGGCGTGGGTAAACGCCTGCGGTGATATCTTTCCCCCGGCTGATAGCCAAAAGACGCAATACTGCGTCTGGGGTGATGATCACATCTGAATCAACAAACAGCAGGGTATCTGCGTCTGTTTCTAAGAAATCGGCCACCAAAGCATTGCGTGCCTTGGTGATCAAAGAACAACCAGAGATATGGCTGATATATAACGTCACACCGAACTTGGAAGTTTCGGCAGCTAGTTGCGTCATGGCAATAGCCGTCTTGATGTTTACACGCCCGTCATAAGCCGGGATGGCAATCATCAACTTGAGACCTTTAAGGTCGATGGGACGTTTTTCTTCAGCCATAGAAAGCCACCGCAGTACAGCTTGCGCCAACAGTAATCACCAGGCTGTCTTGAACCACAACACCTTCTCCAGGAATGAGAACGTAGCTGGCGTCAGCAGCAGCAATAGTGAACGTAAATAGCGTGGTTGCGCCGTCTTTAACAACGACAGAACTTGCAGCAGAAGCGCTGTAATACAGCCCTTTTAGACGAGTGCGCCCGTTGTACGCAGTGGTATCCGCGCCTGCAGGGCAACTAACGCCTTTGACATCAGTTTGCATTCCCATAACTAATCTCCTTTTAAACAGGGGCCGAAGCCCCCGAGATCAATTAGTTCTGGTTGCCAACAGGATAGCCAACGCCGTCAGAACCGCGAACAGTGTAGGTAACGCTCAACACGCCAGCAGTTGCTGCGGTGGCGGTGAAGCTCAGAACTTTGTCCGTCGTACCAACGTTAGCCATCGTGCCAACGTTAGCTGCGGTAACGGTCAGAAGGTTCAAACCAGCAGCGGTAGACAACGTACCGATAATGGTTCCGCCAACGGTCACATCAGGAGTTCCTGCAGCGCCGGTGGTCATGTAAGCCTGAACTTGATGAATGATCGATCCTGCGGGGATCATAACGGTCACTGCAGAACCAGCAACCAAAGCAACTTGCTGAGTAACAACAGAAGCGCCAGTGTTACGAACGGTGCCAGCAGTCGTGCCGGTGGTATCTTTGACGGTGCCCAACAACCATGGGCCAAGGTGAGTAGCGAATCCCATGATGGGTTCCTTTCATGCGTTTAAAGGCGTACCAATCTTGCATGCCAGTCCGCCGGGACGGTTTGATACGCCGGAAAGCCCGGTTTGTTTAAATATACACCAAACGAAAATAAAAGCAATAAAAAAAGGGAGCCGAAGCCCCCTTTTTTCTCCGTCGATTAGGACGAACCGGGAGATCCGAAAATCCCCAGCGGATCAGACACGCCGAACGAATAACGCTCACGGGCCTTGTAACGGACGTTGCCGGTGTCGAAGTCGCCGTCCATGCTGGTAGCCATAGGCATACGCACGAAGTGCTTCAGACCGTTGGGCACGTCGGTGGTCAGGAACCAGCCGTTGGTGTCCGTCAAGAAGTGGTTAACGGTATATCCTTCGGGGATGGAACCGTTGTTCTTCAGGGCGTTGATGTCGTTGTCGGTCGTACCAACGCGCAGCTCGGTTTCAAGCAGGCGGGTAGCCACGAACATCAGGCTCGGAGGAACGATCAGCTTCTTGGGCTTAGCGGCGATCAGCAGACCACGTTCGTCCGTCCAAGCTGCGATCTGAATAACTGCGTTTTCCAACGAAGTTTCGTTCAGGTCAGCGGCGGTCGTCGGGCGGTTGCTGTTGGTGCCACCGGAGATCAGGGGGTGGGCGGTGTTACACAGGGAAACGCCGTCACCGTAGGTCACAGAGGTGTTGAACGCATTGTTCAGCACGTTTGCGGCCTTAACCTGCTTGGTGTAAGCCATAGCACGGGCCAGAGCCTTGGTGTAACGAGCAGACAGGCTGTCGTACAGGTTGTCCTCGACGGCCTCTTCGGTCACCGAGAAACCCATGGCGATGGTTTCGTGCGTATAGCGTGCAGTCCAAGCCTCCTGCGCATTGTCATAAGCAATGGCAGAGCCTTCGTTCTTCACCGGAGCGGCGGAGAAGCCAGACAGCTTGGTTTCTTCTTCAAAACTACGCTCCGAAGACTCGGTTTCGTAGATCTCTTTGTGCTCTTCGCCATATTTGGCGTACTCAAGGCCGAACAGAGCGTTCAAACCAGGGAGCAGTTCCTTGAGTAGTTGTGCGCGGGAAATAGCCATGATTCAGCTCCTTATCAAGCCACGCCAGTGGTGTTGTTGTACTGGTGCGTATTGATCTTGACGAGCAGTTCATAGTAGTACGTAGTACCACTTACAACCACCGAGGTGTCAGGAACAACATCAATCACACGCAGGGGGATGGTTGCGGTAACGCCAGCGCCGGTAGCGACAACGCCGATGGTCGAGTCACCAGTGGTGGTCGAGCCGCCGTTTTGCGCCATGGGCACGTTTTGACCAACAACCGTACGATCCGTGTAGGTGATCGTGGTGCCAGAAGACACAACGGCCACTTTGAACAGAGCGTTCGGATCATCCACAACGTAGGCATAAGCCGGGTTGGCAGCAGTGGACTGGCTGGCCGGATAGGCTTGGGCCTGCACGGTCTGACCGCTGGAGTTGACATACTGGCAACCCACCAAAACGCCACAAGGAGTGGCAGCGTTGGTGCTGGTGTCAGCGACGAGATAACCACCGCTCAGTTTTACGGTAGCGCCATTCAGAATGGCGGTTGCGTAGCCTGCGGCAATGGGAATCTGGCGAATAGCGCCTGCATACGGCATGCCATCAACTCGGTTGATGGGCTTTAGGCCGTAAGGAGCGCTTACTGTGGGATAAGCCATTTGAGACTCCTAAAAGGATTAAATACTTTTTCCGATAGTAACCTGCGAGCGCTGTTCATTGAACTTACGCATACGCGGATCATTATCACGCATGAAGCTGTTTTCTACGGACAACATCTGCTGACTAGCCTGGTTTTGGTAGTAAGCGTCACGTTGATCGACGAACTCAGCCGGGGTTTTGCAAAGCAACAAACCACCAATTTCAATTCCGTCCGGGAATCGCCCGTTAGGGTTATTCAAGAAACGGAGTCGTGGTTGTTCAGATGCTTTAACAGGTTCCCATCCCTCACGGAATTTCGTAGAAATATTAACAGCGTCAGGAGAGTTCAACATAGACATGCGAATCCAACGGAATTTCCAACCCTCTTCAGGCTCGGGATCCGGCAGCAGAGTTGGCGGCATCCATGCTTTAGGACGCTCCATCTCAGAACGCATTTCCATCTGACGTGGTTCTCTTTTCTGCTCAGCCATTATTATTTCTCCTTAAAACCGCAACCTCCCGCGCATAACGTTCCAAAGGAATGTTAAGCCGTTTGGCGATATTTACCTCAGATGCCGTCAGCGTGATCTTCTTAGGAGCCACGCTTCTGGAAGCAGAAGCAACAACATTTGCATTGGGGCGCTGATTCGCATCGGCGGGTTTCGCAGAGGCAAACTTCTCTGGAAACACTTGGCGTAACCTACCATCTATGCGTTGGTAGTATTCATCACTTTGAGGATTTAGCCCTTCCTCCGTAACCAGCTTATCGTGTACCGCAAGTGCAAAGCCGGTCATTTCTCGGTCAACACCAAACCAAGTATTGGCACGCTGCCATTCCTCAGCCCGGGGGTCTACCCTAACCTGCGGCGTTTCAGTAGGTATTTGTACCTGATTTTTTTCTTCTTGTAAAGGTTTAGGTTTAAAGTTGTTCACCCGCTCTGCCTTGATCTTGGCTGCGGTGATTTCTTCCTGCGCCGATACAA